ATTGTGCAATAAGTTCTTTAAAACTTTCTAAATCTTTTCCTTTTTTGGTAGTTACCTTTTTTGGGGTAGCTACTCTTTTTAGCCCTTGGGTAGCAGTAGCTTTCCTCTTGGCTGTTTTTGGGCGTGTTAATGTTGCTGGCATAAGATTCTTATTTGGGTACAAAGATACAAATTATTTTTATTCAAAGCACAAAAATTGTACCAAAACGCAATAGTTGTTAATAGTTATTGCAATAGGGGTTAATAGTTATTTACTGTGTGTTGTCTGTTTAGACAATACACCTTTTAGCGGTTACACTTTTAGGTTTCTTGTCTTTATCTCGTTTTGGAGTTCCTCCGAGAGGGTGTAGCCATTGGGCAAGCCGTAGAGTTCAACAAAGGTCAGAAACTCCTGACGGCTCACGTTCTTACAGTAGGCATTGGCTTTGGGTCTGTACTGCTGGATAATATCATTGATATAGGCACGTATGTTCTTCTCACTGTACTGGGAGAGGTACAGGGAGAAGAGATCCTTTTTGGTTTTTATGGGTTTGAGAATTTTCATTTAGTTGTTTAGTTTTGAGCGTGCAAGTTAGTCATTTTCTGATAGATATGCAAACAAATCTCATAAATTTTCAGCTGAGCTTCTTCCTGTGTGTAGGTTTTTGTTCCTTTGATTTCCTCCCTTCCTGGTTCCGAAACTACAATCCTTACAAAGGGGATTCTGTACCCTATAGCTTCGGCACTCACACGATACCCATTTTTACAACAAAAGCGGTGCGCCTCAAGGTAAAGGGATATATTCTTGTTAAACTCAGCTTTACTTAGCATATTGGTTAAATATTTCGGGGTTATCGTACCTATTGCCAATGATCTCAATATCATTCTTAAAACGCTCCCACCAACTGAAAGAGAACTGATATAGATTGTATAGAAAAGGGTCACTCCAATCCTCCAAATGAGCCAAGCAAAAGCCCATTACGTCCTCATTGTAGCATACCAAGCGCATTTTGTCCCCCTCAGATAGATTGACTTTCAGAAAATCCCCCTCGTAGATCTCGGCCCCATGGCAGTCATGTAGGCCTGTGAACTGGGTGAGGGTATCTGTATCAAAATCTGTAATATCAAAGGCAGGGTTAGGAACTAAAGGAGCTAAGTTATATATCCACTCCCCGTTTTTTGTTTTAGCACGGAATTTTATGGTTTTCATATTCTAAAAATTTTAATATTAAAAACTACATACACAGCTGTCAGCTGTTTCAAAAGGGAAAGATAGTTGTATGGGCTCTTGGGCTAACTTTACCAAATCTTCTATACTCCTGCGATCCCTAAACATAGTACTCTGATAGGTGCTTTCCATCGCCTTGAACCAATCGATAAAGCGGGTGCCATATCTGATGTTATCTATAAGATTAGGAGTACTCTTTTTCCAACACAACTCACAATTGCCATACTTGTTATGTATTCCGAGTTTGAAATGTTGGCTATCCCAAAATTTGTTGAGTTCCTGCTGTCCTATAGGCACTTCAAAGTCTGTCAGTAGTGGAAATATACGCTTAGTGTCGACTTTTATCTCTGCCCAGCTAATACGCTTGGGCATATCCTCCTTGCGGTAACCAATAGCTAATTGATAGTTGTCCTTCCCTTTTCCGAAGATGTCATTAGCAAACTTCTTAGTAGGGTTACTTTTTAGATAGTCAGAGCAATAAGGAGCACCCATATTAGGCAGACCGTTATAATGACCTTTGTTATAGTGAGCTATCATATTAGCAAAGGTTTGAGCCTGCATATCCATAGTGTCAAAATCTACTACCTTATAGCCTACTCCTACACCTTTCTCAGTGGAGTATACACCCTCTATGATTGTAAGAGGTATTTCCCAGTACTTCACTATGTTTTTCAGAAAGTCAATGGTTTCGGGTCTCTCCATTCCTGTATTGCAGAAAACAAAAACTTTGTTATAGTCTGCATACTTGGGGTGGATCTGTATATGCCGTGCCATACATGCCGAGCTACGCCCTCCTGATACGGTTACAAGTAGATTTTTCATTCTCTATATATTTATATCAATTTTTCTAAATCGGACACAGCTACCAGAGTAGTGTATTTACCAACCCTTACTCTGTATATACAGTTTTCGTAAATCATATTAATGCTATTAATGCTAATAATAACACCTTACTATATTCTTAGAGATTATTCTTACTTTGTCATCTTCCTTAAAGCGAACCTCTTCTCTTTTTTTGTTTTGTTTCATTGTTTTGTAATTTTTAATCGTTTAGCAATCATTGTTACTATATCCACGGTTACAGCGTTACCTATGAGCTTGTATCGTTGTGTCTTAGCAATAGGTTTTATTGTGCCGTTGTAATCGCCATATTGTGTCCAGTTGTCGGGGAACCCTTGTAGGCGTTCACATTCTATTTCTGTCAATCTACGTACACCATTAAGTAAGTTATTTTCTTGAAATGCGTTGCTCGATATAGTAGGGCAGATTTTGAGGTTTGCACCTTTATTTTTACCTCGCGAACGTTGCTTTATAATAAAGTCAGAATTGTGTCTTGTTAGAGCGGGGCTTATTCCTTTTTCGTCAAAAACTCTATTTTGTTGATAGGGCTGCCTGCCGTTGGATTCAGTAGAAGGGTTTATCTGTATAATAGTCATATCTGAGTGCAATCCTCCTGAGTGTCCTCCACCTGTGAGTGTGGCTGCAACTTTGGGGATTATATAAGTATCATTGCTCCCCATCTTGGAGTAGCGGGCAGTTATTGTTCGTGCAAGTGAAGTTTTTATACTTGTACTTTTCCTATTTTCTTTCCTTGTCTTTCCCTTAGGTAATTTATCATTCTCTCCGATAGGAAATACTCCTGGGAAACTTTTTTCTGTAAGATGTCCGATAAGGTAAATCCGCTCTCTATTCTGGGGTAGAAGCCACTTTGTATTAAGCAATTGAAATTCAAGTCTATAACCCCCAATGTTGGCAAACGCTTGGATAATTTTCCAAAAGTCTGCGCCAGCATTTGAGGAGAATGCTCCCTTAACATTTTCCCACAAAAAAATACTTGGTCTGATGTCAGCAATGAGGGCAATTGCGTGCGTGATAAGGCTACTTTTGTTTCCTTTAAGACCTTCTTTTCTTCCAGCAAGGCTGAAATCTTGGCAAGGCGATCCGAAGGTGATAATGTCAATTCCTGTAAGGTCTGTGGATCGAATAGTGGTAATGTCTCCGAGGTTTTTTGCATGTGGAAAATTGTATTTATAGTTAGCAATAGCATGTTTGTCTATCTCTGAAAAATAGTGCTCTGTAAATTGGTAGCCTGCCTTTTGAAAGCCCAGAGCAAAGCCCCCAATTCCGCTAAAAAGGTCAATAATTTTCATGTTTAAAAATCTATTTCTTGACTTAGGTTATCAGTTATATGAGGGGTGGGAAGGGTCGAAGGTTGCGTTGGCTCTTCTATAGCGGGTATATCCCCCAGCTGCTTACTATCTATATAAAAATGCTCCAAGGAATTGCCATTTTCGGTTTTGCGCTTAGCTTTCTGTAACTCCCATTTATGGATATTACAATACTCTTGTAGCTTCTTATACACTTGGTAAGGGGTGTATTTGTTCCCCAGCTCACCGATTGCCTCTCGGACAAATTCAGGTTTGTTAATCCAGTGATTGAGTTTTGCCTCATCGGCGAAATAATCATTGAGGAAGTTCAAGCAATTATCCCCAATAGAAAGCAATGCACGTCTGTTCTGCAAGGCTTCTAAAGGTGCCATAATAGGCTGGTCGCACGATAGGTAAAACTGCAAGCAGTTGAACAGAAAATTATAATCAGCATTCCATTCCTCTGCACTGTAATCACTATTCATTATATCACGCCCGCCAAAGTCATAGGAAATTTTCCTTGAAAAAAGGTAATCATTCTTAGGGGTTTTGGCGTGGTAATAGTCTCCATTTTGGTAAAACAACAAGCGGCGCACCAAGGAACTTTCCTCAAAGTCGGGAACATAGTTGGTTGTAGCGGCCATTTTAGGGCTTCGCTCAAAGGGAATGTAATAGATCTTTCCTCCCTTGTGGTTGGCTTCAAAGTCTCCTGTTACTTTGTTGTAGAAATCTCGGAAATCCTGATTGAAATTCATATCGTCCAAGAAAACCAAACGTGTTTTTTCAGTTACCTTATCGTAAGGAAACTTGTTATTGCCGAGTGTTTTCCCATCAATGTATTTACTCTTTAGCATTTTGCGAATGCCATTGACCAAAAAAGACTTTCCCGTACCTCCGTAGGATCCCTTTACGCTGTTTCCTCCCTTGTAGTCAGTGCCTATTACGATAAAGCTCTCTGATTCTCGCTTGTGCTGGTGTAGCATATAGCCCACACAGTATATTTTATTCATCAGGTGCAATTCCTGTTCGTAGTTTTCTGCTTCGGTAAGGTTTTCGCTGGCTATTCCAAAAGGGTTTAAGTCCTTATGTTCTTCGTTAGCGTCCTTCTCCCAATAGATACGGCTGGAATTAATCAATACTTTGAAATAATTGCTATCCTTATTCAGTATCTTGATACGTGTACGCCCCTGCTCATCGGTGTATTTCTCGAAAAAGGGCGTTAGTAGGGATATGTTATGGTTGATGATCTCATCTTTCCAAAATTGCACCTTGAGCGCTCCCGAATATTTGTAGGAAGCAATGCTATCCTTCTGTATCTTTATGGCTTCGTTGGCGAAGAAATACCACTGATAAGAACGCCCGTAGTTGGTAATATCTTTGTCAAAGAGAGGGAGCATTTTAAGGTGTGAAGGTTGGAAAGCGGCTGCCGAGAACACTCGGTTGCGTACCTGCTCATTATATACCTTGTTGTCAATCCATTCCAATACATATTTCTTAATATCTGTACTGAGTATTTTTTCTAATTTGCCCTGCTTGAGGCTGACAAATTCGCATTCGTCCTCCTTTTGCTCAGAATAGTTGGAAGCAAAGGTATAAAAGCCCTTGAGGTGCAGAAAGTGAATGATTTTAGTAGGATTGAACTGTACAGTACCCTTGTCAGAGAACGTCCAAAAACGGAAGTTAAGCGCCTGATTGAGCATTTTGGCGAAGATAGCTTGAAGAATCTCCTTACCTGCATTCTTCTCACGGCGCAACCAGTCGGCAAAGTCTTTTTTCTTGGAGTATTTCAGATCCTTGGGTAACCAAACCAGCTTTATATCTAAGAAGCTATCGGCTATTTGTACCGCTTGCTTAACGCCTGTTTCGTCCAAATCGGGTATGTAATAGATATTTTTGGCTATTTGGGAAAGCTCGTAATACTCCTGACTATTGATTACCTCCGTTTCGGAATTGAACCAAATCACATCATACCCCAATGAGGCAATATTAATGCCGTCCGTACCTCCTGTGGCGATGATTACCGTTTCCAACTTGAGAGAATCCAATTGAGCCAAAAGTTCCCTTTTAGTTTCACTATTTCTTACTGTTTTCAGGTCCTTGATAAGCCCTTGTATTGTTTCATATTCTACCTTTTCAAAGAGCCTATCCCAGCCATATATGATACGTTTGCCGCTTTTATCCCCAACAAACGAATGTTTGTGTATAAAAGCGTCTCCTTTTTGTGCGTAAGGTTGGTATATCTTTACATAATCCCCCTTGTCATACCCGAAAATAGGAAAATCAGCATTGGCAATAGTTGTTTTTTTGTATTTGTTACCCTTCTCATTAACTCCGACAGTCTGGTAGCTCTCTATTTCCTTGAAAACATATTCCTTTAAAAGCTCCTCGGTATAGAATGGGAACAAGCGTTGTAGTAGTTTCTTGTTTTTGTAAGAAGAAGAAAAATTGACTTTCCAAAAACCTTCGTCCTCCTCCACATTAGAGGAAAATTCCACCGTAGGAGTTAGCTTATTACCCTCAGGAAGTGGTACCCCATATTGGCTACATAGTTTTTTCAGAGCCTCCCAAAAGGTACAATGATCACGCTTTACCACGTAATCAATCGCATTCATACCCTGATTATCGACCCCAAAATCGGTAAATGTATAAGGGTTAGATCCTTTTTGGTGTATATGGCAGGAACCAGTTTTATCCTCAGTACGTACGGCAAAACCTTTGAGGCGTCCACGATTGCGCGCTATTTCAGGGGCAAATTCGTCTTCAAAAAACTGACGGCCATAATCGGTTGCATTCCAAAGTTCCTGTTTGAGTTGTTCTAAGTTAATGTCCATTGCTACCCGTTTTTAATAGCCACTGAAAAAGAAAGCCGTGCCTATATTGCGCAGAAGAACACGGCTTTTCAGGAGCTAATGGATTAATGTTTATTGCAAAATATATTTATAAAATCATCTATGAAAAAAGCAGCTTTCACCAGTTGTAGAAGCTCAAAATAACGCTCCAAGTCAGATTGTTTGTAAGAGAGATAACAGATATTATGAGATCCTACAATAAATAAAAACCAATCCTCAGGCATTTTCTGCTTTAAATCATCTA